CGCCTACCGCGTTTCCAACACGGCCTCTTAAGCCTCTTGAGTAATCTTCCATGCATAAAAATATGGAGCCGGTGGGAGTTTCTAAAACTCAATTATATAGCTGTTTTTAGGTTTTAGGGTCTGTTTTAGGTACTGACTTCTAAAACTTTCACGGCTCATCATTTGTATTACTAGTTTAGCATAGGTTCCAAGAAAGTTCAAGCTTAATTATAAAAGAGATATAGAATGAAGCTATTTAATAGGAAAAAATCTTTTATTTTTTTAAAAAAAGTTAGTAAAATCTCTTGATTTAATACAACTTTAGTTGTATAATATATACATAAGGTTAAGGAGGAAACCTTAGACAAGGAAACTAAAGAAAGGAAAAATAAATGTTAAGGCGAAGAAAAAAGCCAATCAAAGCTAAGACGAATAAGCTAGTAGTCAAAATCAACTTGTTCATCATAAGCATTGAGTGGCACATCGAATTCGGATAGTGAGCAATCACTATCCGCCCCTTGGTGGGGCTTGCTTTAATTATAACAGGTATCGTGATGAAAGTAAAATTTAATGTTAAAAAAACCACAGCTAGAGAAAAACTTGAGTTTATTTTAGGGCTTCTGTTGATCGTAGTGATCATTTGGTTTTTTGTGAGGTAAATATGTTAGTTGATATCAATGCTATTAAATGGCTGCTAGAAAATGCAACAGCCTATTCTATTAGTAAAAATTGTGGATTATCCACCCAAGCTGTAGACAAATATAAGAATGGTATTTCTGATATTATGAATATGCGTTTGAAACACGCAATTAAAATGACAGAATACGCCAATCAGTTAAAAAACAAAAAGTGATGGTTATTTAATCATCACTTTTTTTGATGTAAAGACCCATTGCTTATAGCAGAGAATCAAAAAAACATAGTCATTCGATTGAGGTTACAACGGACAATTTTAATAATTGCCGTTATAAGCACAATAAAAAAAGCCCCCTCGAATTGAGGGGGTGTGTGTCTTATGTATTATAGAGTTTCTGGCCACGGGTCATCTGTGATATATGACATATCAGTAAACCGCAAGTCTCCGATATCACGATCTGTTGGCACTGGGTCATCGAATTGTAAGCGTAGCTGGTTGCCGTCACCCGGCCCACCTAGATAGAAAGTGCCAAGGCGCTTGCCTTTGTCATTTGTCATAATACCCAGTTTTGAGTTAGTCGCACGAAAACCGACGGGTATACCACCGACGTTTAAGATCACCACGTTTCGCTCACGGTCAGAGCCTTGTGGAACGTAGCTGGGCGCACCTCGTCTCACGATTCCAAACCAACCCCAAGAGAGGCCACCAAAGCCGATCTCAACCGTGGAGTTTATACGTCTAAACTCGACATACGCATTAGTTTGATTTGAGTTGATATTTCTTGGTTTAATTTTGACATCTCCAAACAAGACCGACCAAGCGTTAGAGCCGGTTCCGGAGCCTTTCTTGATCCACTTCACCGCTCCGTTTTTAGCCGTGGTATCAGTATAAATTGTACCGATGTCAGCGTTTAGATTATACGGGAAGCCTTGACCTTTTAATTCCGTTCCAGCACTGCCACCAGATCCTACCGAACGCTTTAATTCCTCAAGATCGTTTTTGCTGGCCAGTTGGCTTGTGTCGATTGTCGGGATTTTAGAGCGTGTTACGAATGGATCACCGCCATTTGCCAATTTTGTATCAATCAATGCATCCAGACCCAATTCAAGGTGCTTGTCTTTGATGTTATTGGCCATCTGGGATTGCAAGGTTGTATAGGTTGGAAATAGTTCGTATGCTTTAGAGGTTGATAAAAATGAAGTCTGTTGTCCTTGAAGCACACCTATATCAACCCCAATCGCCTGAATAACTTGTTTTAGTTTATCCATGCTTCACCTCCTTAGAGGGTATTTTTAGCGGTATTATAAATCTGTGCAAAATCGGTATTTTCCAAGTCAGTAAATTTTTGACCAAGCTCTGTCATTTTAGACACGATAGCCTG